CACGGAGTTGCGGTTCACCTACCGCTTGGCGGGTCGATGCTCGGAGTACCTCTCAACGGTAGACCTTGCTGCCCTGTCTTGGTGCGTGCGGTTGGTTCATGTGGAGTCCGCCTGGTTGGCGACGTTGCTTTTCACCAAATGCCACGACCTGAGCCTGGCGGTGGCCCAGAAGTTGGCCTACTTCACGGGCTCCAAGGCCCCGGGTCGCCGGGCGAACATTGCTGCCCTGCGCCGCGTGCAGGCGAGGTTGGAGAGGGTCTTCTCCGATGAGGCGCCCATTTGGTACCCTCGAAGTGGGTTCTCCGGCACTCGCTCGCTGCTGGCACGGGATCACGCTCATTCCCAACCTTCTGCGCCCGGCCGAGGCTCCTCTTTTTGGTTCCCCCGAGGGGGTTTTTCTGGAAATCGCGCACTTATGACGGCGATGGAAGACTTTGTTGACCTCCGATCTTCCAGAAATAGTATAGCATTAACTTCCATGCAAAATGACCAGCAACCAGCAAGCTCAGCAAGACAGCTCTCAGCCTCCCAACGCCGTCGTGTCCGCCGACTCCGCGCAAGTCGTGCGGCAGGTGCCCCTCTCGATACTGGGAGTGTGGCCCAGCTCGAAGCTGCGCCGCCGATCGGTCCGCGAGTTGGTCCGGATGCCCCCCAAGGTGGGGAAGAGCTCGACGGGGACGTCGGTGTACGTGGATTGGCCGAAGGGTTCCCGGATCTCCTCGGGCATTTACGGCCAACTGGGCCAATTGACAGCCGTGGCGGCCTTCAGGTCCGCGTGGCCGGCCGCGAGGCTGGTGGGCCCGGTGGACCTGACGATCGTGCCCCTGGAGGGGATGGCGGGCTCGGGGGCCGAGTTCACAGTGGCGATCACGGGGGCCCCGCACGTGGCGGCTCTCCCATCATCTCTCGAGGACGTCTGGAGCGGCATAGGGGGAGTCCAGATGATGCAGGCGGTCTTGTCGGCTCCGGGCGCGACACCCAAGGTGGATTCCAAGTCCCTGCAACGCACCGAGGCGGCCTCGGACCTGCTCTGGCCCATGGTTCAGAACGCCCTGATGTCGGACCCACGGATCGTGGTGTTCACGGAGTTCACCCTGGGTCAGGAAGTGGCCGGGGACAAGCCCCCGATGTTCGCTCTTGGGATGGACTTTACCATAATGGCCGACGAGTCGACGTGGTAGTCTGGCAGCCCGAGACGGACGCGCGCGCGGCCAACTTGGCCCACCGCGACGTGGCGGACCTCTTGCGTCTGCTGCGGTCCACCGACTTGCTGGGCGCACTCTCGGAGTCTCGCGGCCATGCCCCGGCCGGAGCCCCTAGGGCCTCGTTGTCTCGCTCCATGCGCGATCTTATGGTCGTGACGCTGGGCGAGCTCGAGACTGCCGTCGCGGCCGTCCGCCAGGCTTACTCCGCGGCTAGCCAGGGGGGGTCCCACCGGAACCCCTCGGACCAGCTGACGCTCGGCTCCCCGACG